GTCTTCCAGACCGTGCGCTTGTTACCGACGGTGCAGCCCTTCAGGTACAGGACGACAACGAACAGTTCACAACGCTGACCGTTGCCAGCCAGAAGCACATTGGCGTCAACTTCACGACCGCTGAATTGACCATGCAGCTTGACGACTTTGCAGAGCGCGTTCTCAAGCCTCGTATCTCGCAGCTTGCTTCGAGCATCGACGCTGACGTTGCCAACGCTTACCAAACCATTGGTAACTCGGTCGGCACGCCCGGCACTACGCCTTCTTCGTCGCTGGTTCTGTTGCAAGCGCAGCAGAAGCTGAACGAAAACGCTGCCGTGATGTCGCCACGTTATGCCACTGTCAACCCAGCCGCAAACGCTGGCTTGGTCGAAGGCATGAAGGGTCTCTTCAACCCAACTGACACCATCAGCAAGCAGTTCAAGAACGGTTTGATGGGTACGGGCGTACTTGGTTTCGACGAAATCAATATGTCGCAGTCCATCAAGCAATTCACCACTGGTTCGCGTACTGCAACCGGCGGTACGACTTCGGCTGCTGTCACGTCAGAAGGCGCGACCACCATCGCCATTACTGGCGCTGGCGCGGCTGCTACTGTCAAGGCTGGCGACGTGTTCACTGTAGCTGACTGCTATGCAGTCAACCCGCAGACCCGTGAAAGCACAGGTTCGCTGTTCCAGTTCGTCTCTCTTGCAGACGTAACGCTGAACGGTTCGGGCGCTGGTTCGATCACGGTTGCTCCGATTTACTCGGCCAACCATGCTCTCGCCACCGTCAACGCGCTGCCCGGCAACAGCAAGGCTGTAGTGTTTGTTGGTGCGGCTTCTTCGCAATATGCGCAGAACCTCGTATACCACAAGGACGCTATCACCTTCGCAACTGCCGACCTTCTGCTCCCACAAGGTGTAGATATGGCTTCGCGTCAGGTACACAATGGCATCTCGCTCCGCGTTGTTCGTCAGTACGACATCAACAACGACCGTATGCCTTGCCGTATCGACGTTCTGTATGGCTACAGCACGATCCGTCCACAAATGGCCGTCCGGATGTGGGGCTAATTTAATCATGGCCCCCAGTTCGCTGGGGGCCAAACTTTTTAAAGGATTTTTATTATGGCATTACCAAATGGAGCCGGTGGCTATCAAGTCGGCGACGGCAACCTCGGCGAAGTCACGCTGGGCGTATCCGCAATCCCTACTGCGTATACCGCAGGCGCTACACTGACCACTGCCAATCTGGCTGGCGGTCTTATCGTCTACACTTCGAGCAGCACGGCAGACCTCGCGCTTCCTGCTGTTACTGGCGTTGGTGGCGTTAATGCTGACATCAGCAGCGCCAAAGTTAACTCGTCGTTTGAGTTTGCTTTGATCGCTACCAGCACCGGCGTACCTACCATCACGGCAGGCACAGGCTGGACGTTGGTTGGTTCCGGCGCAGGCGTTGCTTCTAAGAGCGTACTGTTCCGTGCCGTTAAAACCAGCGATACAACGTACAACTTGTACCGCGTTGCTGGCTAATAGGTTTGCCCCAGCTTAGGCTGGGGCATCCTTTTCAGGAGAAAATCAATGGCTAACACAAAATCTATCGGCGTTGCTTTCCTCGACCAAGATATTATCGGTTCACAATATATCTTGAGCGATGAGCAATTTGGCTACACCGCTGCTGCACAAGGCACGGTCACGCAGGCGACTGATAAGTCAACTGCCGTGACGCTGAACAAGTCAGCAGGCCGCATTACCATGAACGGTGCTGCACTTGCAGGCAACACAGCCGTGACGTTTACGCTGAACAACTCGTTTATTTCATCTAACGACATTATCGTTGTAAACGTGTCAGCAGGCGGAACTGCGGGCGCATACACGACTTATGTGTCAAGCATGACAACAGGTTCTGCGGCTCTAACGCTGCGTAACTTGACCGGCGGTTCACTGTCGGAAGCGGTTGTTCTCAACTACGCAATCATCCACTGCGTCTAACTAATCTGGGCGGCTTTCGGGCCGTCCATTTTACGGAGTTTTTATGGCTGCTATCTATCTTGTTCACGACATCCACGGCGCAAAAGTTGCTATTTCGGAAGAAGAAGCGCAGTTTGACGAAGAGTATGGTTGGGAACGCTACTACCCTGACGCGCCTGTAGTGGCGTCAGCAAATGAAATGTCGGCGCGCAATAGCCGCCGCCGCGCAACGCAGGAAGACTAACCGATGGAAACGGCTGGGGACATAATCAACGGTTCGCTTAGGCTTTTAGGCGTTCTGGCAGAAGGCGAAACGCCTTCAGCGGAAACGTCGCAAGACGCATTGCGCGCTATGAACCAGATGATTGATAGCTGGAACACTGAGCGTCTGTCCGTCTTTTCGACGCAAGACCAAATATTCACATGGCCTGCTGGTCAGCTTAACCGCACGCTTGGTCCGAGCGGTGATTTTGTCGGCAACCGTCCAGTGCTGCTTGACGACGCAACTTACTTCAAAGACCCCGGCACTGGCGTCAGCTACGGCATCAAATTCATCAACCAGCAGCAGTACGATGGGATTGCGGTAAAAACCGTCACATCGACATATCCGCAGGTTATCTTCGTCAATAACACGTTTCCCGATATTGATATGTACGTCTATCCGCGTCCAACGCGCGCACTAGAATGGCACTTCATTTCGGTTGAAGAATTGACCCAGCCCGCAACGCTGGCAACCACACTGCATTTCCCGCCGGGCTACCTGCGTGCCTTCCGCTATAACTTGGCCTGCGAATTAGCGCCTGAGTTTGGCACGGAACCTTCGCCGCAAGTTATGCGTATTGCCATGAGCAGCAAGCGCAACCTGAAGCGCATCAATAACCCTGACGACATCATGTCGATGCCATACAGCATTGTCGCCACCCGTCAGCGGTTCAACGTCTACGCTGGGAACTACTAATGAAGACGCCGATCTTGGGGTCGGCGTATGTCGCACGAAGCGTCAACGCCGCTGACAACCGCATGGTAAACCTGTTTCCGGAAGTCGTCCCCGAAGGCGGCAAAGAACCTGCGTTTCTTCAGCGCGCGCCCGGCCTTTCGCTGTTGGCGACGCTCGGCACCGGCCCAATCCGCGGCCTGTGGCAGTTTGGCAACTTCCTATACGCAGTGTCTGGCAGCACGCTTTACCAGATAAATAGTAGCTGGACTGCCACCGCCAAAGGCACCGTAGGCGGCGGCGGTTCTGTCAGCATGGCCGATAATGGCACGCAGTTGTTTATAGCGGCTAATCCGACAAGCTACATCTACAATTCGCTGACAAATGTTTTTGAGCAGATTACCGACCCTGATTTCCCCGGCGCGGTAACGGTTGGGTATATCGACGGCTATTTTGTTTTTAATGAGCCAAACAGCCAAAAGATTTGGGTTACGTCGCTGCTCGAAGGCACGCAAATTGACCCGTTAGAGTTTGCAAGCGCCGAGGGTAGTCCAGACGGCGTTGTGGCAGTTTTCGTCGATCACCGCGAAGTGTGGGTTTTTGGAACAAACTCAACTGAAGTTTGGTACGACGCTGGCGGTCTTGATTTTCCGCTTACCCGCATCCAAGGCGCATTTAACGAACTTGGCTGCGCGGCGCCTTATTCTGTCGCCAAGATGGATAACCAAATCTATTGGTTGGGCAAAGACGCGCGCGGCCAAGGCATAGTATACCGCGCGGCAGGCTATATGGGCCAGCGCATTTCGACGCACGCAATCGAGTGGCAAATGCAGGAGTATCCTGATTTGTCAGACGCGGTTGGCTATACATATCAGCAAGACGGTCACAGCTTCTATGTGCTTAACTTTCCGACTGCCAACACCACTTGGGTGTACGACGTAGCGACCGGCGCTTGGCACGAGCGGGCGTCGTTCTCAAATGGCGCGTTCAACCGTCACTACGGAAACTGCCAAGCGTTCTTCAACGCCGAAAATGTTATCGGCGACTATCAAAACGGCAAGATTTATAAGTTTGACTTAAACGTCTATTCTGATGATGGCGCACCGCAAAAATGGCTTCGATCGTGGCGCGCACTACCCACTGGCGCTAACAACTTGACCCGTACAATCCAGCACGCCATGCAGCTTGATTGCGAAACAGGCGTTGGGTTGAACACTGGGCAGGGCGACAATCCACAGGTCATGTTGCGCTGGTCGGATGATGCAGGGCATACATGGTCTAACGAACATTGGAAGTCTATGGGTAGGATTGGGCGGTATGGGTTTCGCACAATCTGGCGTAGGCTTGGCGCGACTATGAAGATACGCGACCGTGTCTACGAAGTGTCTGGCACAGACCCAGTGCGTATTTACATTATGGGCGCTGAGTTAATTCTTAGTGGTACCCGCGCATAATGGCTTACACGGCTATCAACCCTACACAGCTTACGCCGCCGCGCGTTGCGCTGATAGATGATCGTTCAGGCGCAATTAGCCGTGAATGGTATAGGTTTTTTTTGTCGCTTTTAAAAGCAACGGAGGCGACCGAAAACATTGTCGATAATAACGGGCCTGACGCAACATCAATCGCTAGTTCGCTCGACAGCAAAGTCGATATGCTGGCGCAATCGTTTGACCTTATACCGCCTGATCTTGGCGGCACGGTTGTATCGGTAGCCGCTTCCGGCGGCACAACCGGGCTGACGTTTAGCGGGTCGCCAATCACGGTCAGCGGAACGTTGACGCTTGGCGGCACTTTAGCGGTGACAAACGGCGGCACAGGGGCAACTACTGCAAGCGGCGCGCGGACCAATCTCGGCGCCACCACTGTAGGCGGCAACTTCTTTACATTGACCAATCCGTCGGCGGTTACGTTTCCACGGATTAACGCAGATAACACAGTTAGCGCGCTTGATGCGGCGTCGTTTCGAGCGGCCATCGGCGCGGGGACTGGTTCAGGATCAGTTACGTCTGTCAATGCTTCAGGCGGTACGACTGGGATGACTTTTAGCGGTGGCCCAATTACTACCAGCGGCACGCTTACGATGTCTGGCACGCTGGGCGTTGCCAACGGCGGCACAGGCGCAACGACTTTAACCAGCGGATACCTGTTAAAAGG